AATGCTTTTACTTTCTGGGGATTATTTTGTTTCCATTGCTTAAATTTCTCTTTTACTTTGTCTAAATGTCTTAGTCTGCTTCTTCTTTTTTCTTCTTTAACTTTTTCGGGATTTTGTTTTATCCAGTGTTTTTTATTCTCCGCAACTTTTTCGGGATGTTTATTTCTCCATTTTTCAAAATATTGTTTTTTCATAATGGCTCTGCACTCTTCACAATACAATTGAGACCGTCCAGTTGGAGTGAATTCTTTTCCGCAAAGTTTGCAAGTTCGTGTCTTAAGGTTCATAGGCGTCCAGTGCTTTTTTTAATTCACTAACTTTTCCAACTGGCAACGGCGGGTATATCTGTTTGTTTATGTCTTCACCTGTCACCGCAATAACATCTTTTTCGTTAAACTTGACCGCAACTTTATAAAAACTTGGTACAGGCCTGAGTTCTGAAAGTGATTGTCCTAAAGTCGTTTCTAAGAGATATTCCTTACCATTCGTGTTGACTGTTACCCAAGCGTGTCCGTAGAGACTTCCATTTATGGATACAGTCCCGATGTTTACCCAGGCGTCAATTCCGTTTGCTCTTAGGAGACTTGCAAGGAGAAAAGAGCCATCTTCACAATCGAGCCACGCCTCGCCGTTGTTTTGATGTTTTATAGCAAGTGTAAAGATTGGCAAATTCCACGAATCTGCACCGCCTCTTAAGACAATGTGTCCGTTGTTTAGAATAACTAAATCGTCTTCTTCATAATGATATCCGTTTTCTAACCAATTATAAGTTTTTGTTATCGTCGCAATCTCATTATCTGTTTTAAATTCCTCTGCTTGTTTCCTGATAGCGTATTGGTCTGGTGTAACCCAAAATCGTATATCTGCAGGTTCTCCGAAATATTTTTCGTTTATCACATACAAAGAACTGAAAATTGATATCCCGCTTGTTCTTGCTTTTACTCCGAGATAAACAAGTCCCAAACTCAACACAATACTCAACACGGCGAGAAATGTTATCACTTTTTTCATCTCCTCTCCCCTTTCAAGGCTTTAATATGTCTCTTAGTTTGTCCACTGCACTCTGAGGTAATCCGACATTGTTTATTTCTAAATGCTTAACCCCCTGAGGTAACTTAGTAACCCTGAGGGAGCTTAATAAAATAATCAAAAGAATCGCCCCTGTTATGATTTCTTTTAAGTAAACTTTATCCCTTCTCACCATATTTCACCTCGTTTGAAACATTAAATTGAATAAATTGATTAAGAATGTAAAATTGAAAACTCGACAGAGGAGAAGGATTATGATTATCGAAATGAGTATAATTCTTAGCAATAGATACAAGTCGCTCCAGTCTTTTATCTTAAATCCTTCTCCTAGCCTCATACTATTCCACCTTTGACTTTGTAATCTGTGCCTGTGTTACCTTGATTTCTTTATTTGCGTTTATCCACTCCATAATCGTGTGTGCCAAATTCCCACCAAAAGAATAAAGAAGTCCCGATAGAACAGCATCTACATAAATACCAACATTCGCTCCAAACATTTCTAAAATCTGTGTCTTGTCTGGAGACCAGATGAGAATAGCCACTGATAAGACCTCGCCCCAGATAATAGAGACTAACTGTTTTACATTCTGTGTCAATGGTGTGTCCTGTTTGAACCAACTCCAATTGGTTGTGATTTGAGTTAACAACTGGTCAATAAAACCTAAAAAGCCGACTAAAAGAATACCTGTTAATTTCATTTCTGAACCCATTTTTCACCTCCTGCATAAGTTGTATAACTATATGTTTTTGTGTCCTCGTCTTTGCCAAAAATAATATTTACTTCTCGTTGCGAAAACTCGTAGTAATTGTTTTTCGTATGAATATACGCTGCAAGAATGTCCTCGTCTTTTTCTTTACTTAAAAGTTGCAAAAATTGTTGCCAATTCATTTTTTACCTCCAAATTTTGACGATATTATGTCTATTAACCACCCGATTAAGAGAATAAGCACGATAGGAACTCCAAAGATGAAAAAGATACTTAACCACAAACCGATATAGTCAAGTATGTCTTTAATCAGTTTATTCACCTTTTACCTCGATTTGTTTATTCTAAACAAAATAACTGCTAAGTCATTTTTAGAAATCTGCTTAGTCCAGTAATCACTTGTGAAGTAATTCGGACTTGGAAGGTCACCCTTTAGAATTCCCGTTTCCATAACCCACTCTTTGGCCTGTGCGTCTTCTGGGAAGGTTTTGACTAAACTGCTATGAATAGATAGAATTGATGAAGCCCAGTTCGTATCACTTGCATAGTATTTATTGATAGCATATAAAGTCTCCCCAGAATAATACGCACCACCTTTAGTAAGGTATAGATTTTTCAATTGTGTAGCCCAATAAACAATTGCTTGTTCTTTAGTCATTTTCGAAATCTTATATGCTTCAGAATTCCAACCTGAATCAGTAATCCCCCACGATGCTGGATTGTTGTACTCCGTCCAGTTTGGAGACTTCCCCCAGCCTGTTTCGTGAATGCTTATACACAAAAGGTAGTCTGCACCAATTCCTGAGACTTCCTCTGCTTTGAGAAATGCGTATCCATAGCCATATAACGGCGTCCCTTTTACAAAGTTGTCTAAATAGTTTGAAGTTACGAAAGAAGGTCTAAGCACCGTAATCGTTTGTGCTAATTGAATCGCTGTTTTCTCTGGTATACTTACCTCTTTAGCTAGGTCTTGAATTTTGAATACAAGAATTGCGACAGATATGATTAACACAAAAACGATTGTGTAAAACAAAATTCTTTCCACTTTATACATTTTCTCCTCCTATGTAATGTTTCTCCCTAAGGCCTCAACTTTTTTCGCTAAGAGCTTTAAAAGCTCAAGCGTATTTTGCAAACTTCTACCAACGAATAAAGTTTTTATCCCTTTGTCAAAGTCGTAATTTATTTTGTAAACATACAAAGTCGTTCCTTCACAATTAACCGGGTCACCAATTTCAATCGGGGTTTCAAGTGAAACATCTTTCTGATATTGAACGACTGGGTCTTTTACGATGTTTAGATATTGATTTGCAAATAAATAAGCACTTTCATAAGAAGTCCAACCATCAAGTTTACGCTCTTCAAGATTTTCACCGTATTTGTTAATCGAGCCTTGGTCTCTAACCTCGACATACCTAAATTGCGGGTTCGAGTTGTAAAGGTATAAGGCATCGTAATAATTGTCACCAGTTGCAGTGAGTCGTATCGTTTTTATCGTTGTAGGGTTCCCCGTTTTAGAGAAACTTGAGAGCGGTATATCAATAGAATCAAATAAATTATAAGTCTGTTGCCAGGCGTAGGTTACATATTGCCAACCGTAAACAGGTGTATAGGTTGTAGACACTACAGCCTCAAAAACATCATAACTGCACCAAGCAGAGTCGATATTTTCTGGTCCTGGCACGGTCATAGTAGCTTCAAGATAAAGTATACCATTTTGTGTATACCAATTTGCGCCTACAATTGCACCTTTCAATATACCGTCTTGAAAGTAGTTAATTGAGAAGCCGTAAACATTTACCATAAGTGATTGATTCCCCGAAACTGAATAAGCACTCCCAGCAGCCACTTTTGCGTGAAGTGTAAAAGTTGAACCGTCATAGGTTATATCTACACTCCCACTCCCTGTTAATCTTTGCCCCGTTACAACTGTTTCGGTTTTCTGAGTAGAAACAACGACATTCGCATACTCTTGAATATTTAACTGTTGACAGTTCACACCATATGAAGTCCCTACAGGGTAGAGGTTTGTGAAGTATAAGACTACCGTATCAGCTTGAGTATTAAAGAATGGTAAATTAAAAGACTTCTGAAAGGTCGTGAGCCAGCCTGTATCAAGAACAACACTCCCACCCATCTTAAGCTGTATTTTATATGAGCAGTTATCTGAAAGTTGCCCTGATATATTTGAAACAAGTTTTGTAGCCCCGAAGGTTATTGTCTTGCTTACCGTGTCTTGAGCTGAACCACCAAGCAAAACAAAACCAGCGCCTTTACCGCCTGAGAAGGTTCGTGTGTATGAATAGTAATTTGAAGTATCGGTCTCTAATCTAATTGTCAAAGTCGTTGCAGTGTCTGGGTTCCAATTCAAGTGAAATCTGTCGTAATCAGTCGGTGTGATACTTATATTTGACCTGTAAATTTCACCAGTCGCTTTTAGCATATAAGGAGCATTTGAAGGCGGTAAAACACCATTAGAAGTCTGGGTCGCATTCGTTACGGTCCCAGACCAGTTAGAGGCATCGTATTCAGTTAAGGCAGTCGCAGGCACAGGGGTTTGAATTATTTTGTAATATTCTCTCACTATATTCACAATGTTCTCTCTATCTTCCCCTTGTTTTTCTAAATTTGATAAGGTATAAGTCGGGTTTGTATCGTTCCGAATGTATATTTTTCCATTTCTTTCATACATCCGAACCTGGTTAATCATAATCAAATATGATAGAATCTCGGCAATAGTTTTATCGCTAAATTGCTGAAAATAGATGTTTTGGGTTAAGTTCCCGAAAATCGAGTAAGCAGGCAAAATCTTTTGAAGTAAAGATTGTGAGCTTGTAACCTGCGCTCCATAGGTAATTGTCTTCTTAAGCTCTTTTTTGAGAGTCGATTGAACCGTATATTGCCAATTCGAACCTACTCGAGTACAGTTTTTTACTTGCATTTGATAAAACTTTACTTGTCTCCCCGTTTTTACTCTTAACTCCACAGAAGTCGAATCTATAGCATTATCGGTTACAAAAGTCGCTTCGTTTACATCAGGTAAAAGATTTTCGGTCAAAATTACGTTCCAAGCATTTATCAACTCATTATTTGCATAGATTTTCACATCTTTGGTTGATTGGTAATTTGCATAAAGGTTATATGTATTGCTTACCAAAGTAGTCCAAACATTACTGATAGTAAATTGATACTGATGTTGCCCTGTCTCAAGTGGCAAAGTCTTAGAAAATGTGTAAATATAAGGGCCTGAACCTGTTCTCGAAACATAGTCCATCAAATAACCTTTACTGTCTACATTCAAAGTTAACATCGGAGGCTTTGTGTAAGTGTCTTGAATTTGAACCGTAAAGGTAAAGTTTTCTTGATTGTTATTTATGCTAATGCTCGAAATTGAAGGGTAACCGATATTTAGAATATTATTTCCAGGTGGGGTAAATGTAAAAGCATAATTAGTGTAATAAACCGTCCAATATAACATTGTGATTACAAGCCCTTGGTCGCCACCAGTTGCTGAAATATATACACCAAGCTTTGCATTCGTTAAATCGCTTAAAGACCACGCTGAACTATCCCAGTTTGTAGTTATAGTGTTTGATGATGTAGCCCACGTATTTGTTTGTGCGCTTGCAGAAATTTGAACGTATTTCGAAAAATCACTGTTATAAACTCTTGGGTAGTAAGTGAAAGCGGGCGAGGTCACGCCATAAGACCGTGCAGTAATACCTATTTTTGTAATTCTTTTAAAATCAGAAGGTGGCGAAAATTGTTGTGTATCGAACTTTAATAATTTTGGACTTCCACTAGAAGCATAAGGGTAAACATAGGTTGCATTATCATCAGGTGTTGTCTCATCTATTTTGTCATAGCCAGTCGCAGGAGAAGAAGGGGATACGGTTGCTCCTGCTAAGTCGATATCACCATTTGGTAAAAGATTTTGACTATATTCAGAGCTTTCGCTTACAGCAGTTCCATTCCATACAGTCCAGGTGGTATTTGTGTAATTCGAATTATCCCAAAAACAAAGTCGATAGTAATAAGTCCCTTGACTCGAAGGTATCCAGGGGAACACCATTACGCCTTCGGCACCATCATTTGTCGGGTTTATAGAGACTTGCCCCGAGTCATAAACAGTAGTCCCGAAGTTTGGGTCTGTTGAAATCTGAAACCTTGCATAAGTTGCAGGCAGTCCGTTAGTAGCTGTGAAAGTCGCTCTGACTTCTACACCTTTACCAGGTATCGGGACAATTTTTATATTAGTTGGCGCATTACTTGGATTTGCCATATTTTACCTCACGGGTAGTAAGTGTCATTTATCGAAATATCCCATTTAGCTGCAAGCCCATCTGTCATCTGAATCGTGGTTGAAGTCGAAGGCTGAAACTCGAGAGGTGTGCCACTTGCAAGTCCCGTGATATCATTGCCGTTCTCATCTAACAAAGTTCCATTCTGATATGTGATAACTCCTGCCGTTTTATTTGCAATATAAAGTCCACTAAAGTTTAAAGGATTAAGTGTAAAGTTATACGATGTCGTAGTCCAATTCGAGACTTGATAATCATAAAGAATGAAATCAGAAATTGCATCACCTAACCAGTTCCCAGAACCGTTCGAGCCGATATAAGTCGAGCCGAAAGTCAAACTAAATGCGCCCGATGTCGTTTGTAAAGTTGAAGAGTCGAATTTCTTATTTGTTGTATCCCATTTCGCAACCGAAAGATAAGTATTTGAGGTGTTCCACTGAATACCGATTAGATAGGCGTTCCCCGCCTCATAAGTTGTGTTTGAATATGAAACCTGCAAGGTATTAGAGCCTGAAATCAGTTTGATGTACCCGTTTGTTTTATCGAGTTGCAATTCGAATGAAGTATTTTTCAAAATCGTTCTTGGGCTTCCTGTATTCTGTCCCTTGTATTTGATTTTGAGAAGTAAAGTCCCGCTTGTATAATTCGAAATGTTTAAAGTTGCTACATCATTAGACGTGATAACAAGTCCCTCGTCAAAGATTGGAGTATTTGCTGAGTATGAGACACCGCCGTAAGTTTTAGAATTCGGGTTTGTAAAGGTTATGCTCGAGCTTGCAAAGTCAATCAAATTCAAAGTTAAAGGGAAATAAAATCTCGGTGCATAGTAAGTTATTTTAGGATAACCTTTATAAGTCCCGACTTGTGTTAAACTTGTAGAAGTTAGACCCCACAAGTCACCAGAAGTATGCAAGTTCCCAAGTCGTAGAGGTGAAGCGATTAAAGTCACCTTGAATGGAATATAAAAACCATCTGGGACGGTCTCGAAATCAGGACCTTGAATAGCATAAACATACTGATATGTAATCCAGTTATCAAAACTTACCTTATTTGACTTTAAAAATGGTATATCATCTCTGGTCTGTGCATAGCCTGAAATCGTTATCTCTTGCAATTTAAGTCCTAAAGAAGCCGCAAAGTTCTGTGCCGAATAAGGTATATGATATGAGTAATACTCTATATCGTTTTTAATGATCGCATGTCCATTCAAGATATAAGAGTTCGCCATTTTACTCCTTTGCTACTACTTTAACATTAAACTTATACCCTTGCAAAGTCATAATAAGTTCAATATCAAGCGCACAATTATATTTAGCAAGTGCTGTTTCTATTTCCTTAGTACATTTCTCTTCCCGCTCTTGTCTACCTTTTTCAATTAAGACTTTTTCTTTGTTTTCTGTCATATTCCCTCCTAATGTTCTCCAATGCCTCTAATCACATAGAGATTTACCAAATATTTAAACTTTCTTACGATAACCTGTGAATATATAATTCAGATATTCCAGCGCCACTTTGGATATAAACAGCAGCATTCCCTCCATTTTCCCCATATACTTCAATATAATCTCCGGCTTTTAAATACATAAGAGCAGTAAGATTTGTAGAAAGATAAGTTGAAGTGCTGGCATTTGCATAAGATACTTGCGCTATAGCACCATTTAAATAAATACGACACGTATAATAATATCCCGATACTACAGGATACCAATCTAAACGAGCACTGATAAGATAATAACCAGCAGCAGCCGCCGTAAATCTATAATTCGTAGTTGGGTCATATTCGTTATTCCCGTCAAAATCTTCAACATTGAAAGTAACTTTTACATTAGTGTTTGCAGCAACAGATTGAGAAGCACTCAGATGAGCCCTAACTCTTGAATTAAACCCACCACTTGACGGTGCTTGTGCAACCCAACCACTTGCTCCCCTTGTGAGGACTTGCCCAACGGTTGCAGTTGGAAGTATACAAATCTGTCCGTCGTTAAGTCCAGCATTGGCAGGGTTTTGAACTACGTTTCCATTTGCGTCTAATGAAGCATAACCATTCGCCACGCCTTTGTTTGCTACTTTTTCAAATGAGCTTGCGTGGTAACCATCTACTGTATCGGCATCTTTCCCTGTGAGAGGCGTTGGTATTTGAGATAAAGGGACTAATGCGTTAGTATCGAGTGAGGCATAACCGTTTGCTATTCCTTTGTTTGATGTTCTTTCAAACGAAGCAGATATCCAACCGTCATCTAATTTACCCTGTCCGTTTGCAATAGGTATTAGTCCTGGTCCTGGTGTTTGACTTGCAATTCCGTTATTTATAATGTCCTCATCACTCAGATAAATTGCCATATTTCACCTCCTAAATTTTTGCTCCTAAGCCTGAGACTGCTAAACTAATTTGCTTGCCAAGCATTGGAGCGGTTTCGTTATTAAACCTTCTCAATTCCTTCAGCATCTCATAAAAGACTTGATTGTCAGTCTCTTTTTCCCTCGGAGTTACAGAAACCCTTTCAGTTCCGCTTTCACCTGCAAGAAATAGCGTCGGTCTTGAGACTGTGAACTCTCCACCAGTTGCGAAACCTCCGCCCCATTCGACGTTGCCAAGTGCGTTATTCAAATTTTCACTTGAAGTTGAAACTGAACTTTTAATCTTGTCCCCAAGTTTTTTAAACCAGTCACCTATTTTCTCAAAGAACCCAATTACGACTTTCAGTCCATTGATAAGTGGATCAAGCCAGGGTTTGATGTATTTTTCATAAAAACCTTCCATTGCCTTTTTAATAGAGTCCCAGTGCTTGATAATTAAAACAATTCCTGCTACAACCGCTGCAATTCCCATTATCACGAGTCCTGTTGGTGAGAATAACATACCGAGTGCAGGGAGATTACTAATAACTTTTATAATCGTAATCAGTTTTTGGAAAGTCTCAATCATGCTTACAATCCCCGATACGACTTTAATCATAGTGCCACCAGTCAAGAGTAAGACTCCAACTAATGCCGTAATCTTAACTATGTTCTCTAATACGACAGGGTTCATGTTTGATAGATGATCCATAAGAGGCTTTAAGTATTTGTCTATCAAGTCTTTTATAATCGGGATTAAAATGCCACCTACTTTTTTTGCCCAGTCCTCAAATTCTGCTTTTAGAACTGCAATCTGACCTGATAAAGTTTTCGCCTGTTCTTCTGCAAGTCCATTTATAGATGTCGAATGTTCCATAATCGCATTCACAATTGCGGCTGGAGACTGTAAGTCTTCAAGTTGCTTTTGCAAGTCTTTTTGTCTCGCTGTAAGAATTTCAGTTGCCTTTTGATATTCGCTTGATGAGATTTTACCTGCCTCATATTTTTGTCTCAAACTATCTAATTGCTTAGTTGTATCGTCTAAGTTCTTTTTTGTTTCGTTTAACTTATTCTGGAATTCCGTTAAGTTTATTCCATATCTTCTAAGTGCGTTATAATTCCCTTCAAAGACTTGTCCCATTCGTGTTGCTGCAGTCTCAACATCGACACCCATCGCAGTAGATAAGTTAGCAAGGACAGGCAAAAGATTTTTCGCTTGGTCTGCTGTTGCACCAAACTGAATTAACATTCTTGCACCACTTTCAAGAGCGGTGTTGTCTATTCCAGTCTTTGACTGAATAGCATCCGCCATGTCGATTATCGCCCGAGAGGCTTCTTTCGAGTATTGACCTGTTGCTTTTAACGTTGCGTTTAATTTAGTTTGTGCGCTTTCTTCATCGGCGGCGGCTTTGACTGCAAAACCTAAAGCACCTGTAATTGCTCCACCTGCTAACATCATACCTGTGCTTATCTCAGAGAAGGTTTTTTTAATATCAACCCCTTGCTCTTTGAGTTGCTTTCGAGCCTCTTCCATTCCCTTCTGAAATTCTTCGGTCTCTGCTTTTAGTTTTACAATAAGTTCTTCAGCAATCATAAGCCGCCTCCGTATTTCTTAAGCATCTCAAGCCGCCATTTTTCTTTTGCGTTTCTAATAGTCTTATTCTCTCCATTCAAAACCTGCAAGTCGAATAAAAACTCAAGCGGGGAGAGTTCCATAATCTCGTGTGGTAAAATCCCCGTTTGTATCAAGTCTCTTGCGAAGTCGGAGAACCACTCTGGGACTTCCCAAGTTGTCCGAAAAAATCATTGATTAACCCCATTAGATAGAAATAATCAGTAACTGGTAATTCTTCAAGCGTCAAGTCCTCAGGAAGTCCCTTTTTAATCAGTTCTAATACATCGTTTGTCTCAGGCGTCTTATTCGAAAATTTTAAAATATCTCCAACCGTCGGAAGTAGGAAATCAAACTCAATTCCGCTTGGGAGTTTAACTCTTACCTGTCGTGCTTTTAGTGCTAACTCTTCAAATTCTTTCCTCATAACCCCTCTATGCTATTGCAGTCTTAGTCTCATTCAAGACTATTGAAAGAATTATCCCGTTTGAGTCTGGTATCGCAACACCTGCGAAGTCAAAGCCCGAAGCATTACCAATCTTGGAACTTAACTTAAGTGAGTTCGCAGTCATTCTAAAAACTGGAATCTTGAAGTGAACATCAGCAGGCGTTGTATCAGTTGCACCCTGTAAACCTTGGATAATCGTCGCCTGTCCTTCTAAAGTCCCAATTTGAGTTACACCCGATTTAAGGTCAAGTTCTGAAATCTGATTTGGTGTTGTCCCTGTGTCTGTAACTACATCGCCTGTAAGTGCTGCAATCGCCTTCACATCAAGAATTGCGGACTTGACAGTGACTTTTGCGTGTGTCTTTTTCGAGACATAAGCAATCACGCCATCGTCGCCTTTTACTAATTGCTCGTCTCCATCGAAGTCAATGTCAATTTCTTCGATACCTCCGATGTCGGTTAAGTTCGCACCGATTTTAAACTTTGCGTCGGTAATTCCAATTACTGCAATTTGTTTTGCTAATGCCATTTTTATACCTCCCTAAATAATGTTATATTCCATTACGATATGGAATGTGCCGTCGCTCTCAGCAAAAACTCGAGCGTATCTGAGAGCAATATACTTGTTTAAACTTAACAAAGTCTGTTGAACACCTTGAATGTAATAATCGGTATTCTGCTTTGTAAACACATCGACAACAACAACGCCTTTTAAAACATTCATTCCCTTGCCATCGCCTTCTAAATCTGTTGCACCAAGTAAATAGACTTGACTATAAGGAAGTGCAGTCGTATACGGTGCTGTAACTTCATAAACTCTTGAACCGAATAAATTAGAAGTCTTTAAAGCCGTTATAACCTCATTTAACACGGTTGATCTCCTTTTTAACTTCCTCAGTCAGTTTGTTTATGTTCTTATCAAATGCAGGTCTCAGATAAGGTTTTGCAGGCATCTTACGAGTTCCAAACTCAACAAATGGTGCATAGTAAGTTCGAGTTCCAATATAGACTTCAAAGTCCTCTGAGGGTGGAGTTATTACGTCCTCGTCATTTTTCGGGTTATTCTTTTTGACAATCTGGTCTTTAATCGCAACTGCAAGCGAACTTCGAAGCCTTCCTGTAATATAAGGGCAATTCCAGGTTGCGTCCTCGTGTATCATAAAAGCGACGTTTATCATACCCTGCTTGGTAGCCTCAGGATATTTTTGTATCATTTTTCCAAGCAGTGCCTGGAGTTTTGTATCATCAATCTCGATGTTCAAGTTCATATAGGGAATCTCCTATAAGGCAAAAGTAGTTGTTCTACTTCTCTTTGAAGTCTATTGTCTGAAACTTGGTCGCCTTTTATATCGGTTTGCATTTTCACAATATTCATAGCAGTGAGAATAATTGCAGTATAAATCTCCTGTGGCAAAGTCTGGAAGCCTGCTGTATAAGTTACAGAGATAGTTGTTGCTTGTTCGAATTCGTTGTCAAATGAAATATAATAACTTCCAACCGTGTAGTTGGTTATCGTGTTCCCGTCAACTGTGACTGAAGTTACAGAGATAATTGGAAAGTATCTTGTATAGAACACCTTACCTGTGAACTTCACAGTCTCTGTATATGTATTTACTGCAACGTCTCCACCAAAGAACGCTTTTATTTTGCTCTCGGCAGTTGTGAGAACGCTTGTATAATAAGCATCCTTCGTTGTGTCGCTTGGGTCAACACCTAAAAAGTTCTTGAAGTCCGTAAGCGAGACTATCATTTATCCCTCACTTGTTTTTGGTCTTCTTTACCATTTTGTCTTTATCGGGTTCTTCAATCGCTTTTTCTTCTTCTATAACCTCGTAAAAGCCTTGCAACCACTCGGCAAGGTCGTTATCGATAATGTAGACTTCGCCTTGTTTGAAGTCTTGCCCTTTTACGAAAATGTTTGCGTTAAATCTTACTTTCATTTTTCACCTCCACCAAAGAGGGGGACAGAGCCCCCTCAATTATCACGATGCTGAAGTCTTTACTACGACGAAGGTCGCTGGATACGCTACATAGAAGCCGAAACGGAAGGTTGCCTTGAGTTCAGTCAAGTCTTGGTCAAACTTGACTTCTCTTGATGCTGTAATCTGAAGTTCCTGTCTCATACCGAACATAACATTCTGTGGGTCACAGAATAGAGCAATCGGCTTGGAGGCACTGAAATCAGAAGGCATAACCTCAACTCTTTCAAATGGATAACCTACAAGAGTTTTGGATTCAGGATTCAAAACAGGATAGTTCGTTGTAGTCTTGAGTTCGAATGCTTTTGCATAGAATGTTCTGTGTGCAATCCAAAACGGATTAAGTTTATAATCGCTTGGAATTGCGTTTATAGCATCAATAAGTGCCTCATAAGTTACGTCTGAAGTGTGTCCTGTTGCCTCAACTACATTTGTTATACCGGAAGTGTTTAAAATTCCGTTAAACGGGTCGCCGTTAGAAGTGTTGCCTGTCAAGATTAGTCTATCCATCTCTTTACCAAGAACTCTACCGATGAGGTTCACGATGTAAGCATCAACTGCTCCACCAATGGTTGCGTCTGCAAGAAGTTCGTTTGAAATGTCAACAAGTGCCATTAACTTTTTGATTGGCACTGAGTTCTGGTAGACTGTCGGTGTTGTTGGTGTAGGTGCTGTGTTTTCGCCAGGATAAGAAACTGTTACAGGTGCTGATACACCAGTCAAATACACCTGGTTGCTTGCGACAGGTATTCTTGTAACTCGTGGATAAACTACTGATTGCTGAATTGCAACGTCAATAATCCTGTTTACATACTCAGGTGGCACTAAATACCCACCTGCTGAGCCTGTGCCTTCTACAAGTGTGCCTTTGGTTACCATTTCTCTAATAGATTTTGCTAAAGTTCCTGGCTCGACTGAATATACCTCTTTGTGTGCTGTGAGTTCCTTAACTGCTTTCAAAAACTCTTCATGAGTAATGAATTTTGAGTTCAAATCGCTTTCAACTTTTTGTGCTGTTTTCTCTATAATTTCGCTTTTAATTTGTTCTACTTCGTTCATTGTTATCACCCTCCTAAAGTGATTTTTTTAATTCGTTTAATATGTCTAAAATTCTATCGGACTTTTGAGCAATCGCCTCTAATGAGGTGCTATTTTGCTCTACTTCCGACAGGTCAAGCAACTCTTTTAACGGGTCTTTTAGGTCTGAAAGTTCCTTTTGTAACTGAGTTATGCCATCTAAGACATTCTTAATCTTTTGCCTATTTGCCTCACTTAAGACTCTCCCGTATTTAACTTCTACCTCTAAACCGCAAGCCTTGTAAATCTCATTGTCATTTAAATAGGACTTGTGAAACTCTGGAGGCTCTTTATCAAAGTCTTTATAGTGTTTTGCTAAGTGATTATAAACGCCTTCCTTGTCTGAGTCTGGAATGTCAACTCCACCTCTTGCACCAAGAAGTGCTGCCATTGCTGCTGCAACACCTTTCCAAACTACGGCGTGCTGTCCGCCTGCGTGATGGTGTGGTAACTTGTAACTTGACTTGACATCGGGATTTTGCTCATCATACCACGCACACATAATTTTCAAGTCGTCAACCGTTGCTTCTTTTACTTCTTTGCCAGCATCCCAACTCTCGTCTTCGGACGCTTTTGGTGTCTCCTTGTAAGGAATTACACCTTTTTTAACTTCTTCCATTTTGCTCACCTCTTTTGTCTTAATTTCTTTAAAAGCCTTGATTAAAGGTTCATATGCTAAATTATCCTGCACTGCGTAAGGGTTCGCAGGCACTAAGACTTGCGAAATCTCTAAAAGTTTGACCTTTGTGTAAATCCTTTTAACATTGTCGCTCCCTGGGATACTCTCGACCGGTATAAAACCAACTGAATAACTTGCCAATCCATTCTGTGCTAATACCCAAGCCCAATCGGCTGTCTCGTTACCCTGCCCTACGAAATACTGAATTTTCACATAAAGTCCCTTATCATCAGTTCGTGCCTCAATTACTTTACCCAACGCATTTTCAATCGTTTCATAATCGTGAGAATTAATAACGACACCATTGTAACCTTCCAAGTCCCAAGCCGTTGGAAGTATGATTTCACCGTCTCGGTCAACATCTTTAGTAGAAGCGTAAGCCTCTACAACATGGTTTTGAACATCAATTTGCTTTGCTACAAAACTTTTAATTATTTTATCCATTTTAATCCCTCCTAAATGCGACTGTGCATCTGCAGTTTATCGTGTTGCCTGGGCTTCCTGCCTTGTCCCCTGGATACATCAATTCCTCTTTTTCTCCACCTGCTTCTATTGCAACGTGGAAAGGCTCGTCTATATTTCTTACTTGTGCATTTGCTTCGGCGTGTCCTGTGCGAGTTCGTTCGTCAATGGCAGTTATCCAAACTTTCTTTCTCATACCTGCCTGCGAACCCGCCTCTAACTTTGCGTAATTCGTTGCACTTATTGTCTCAGTTCTTGCGATTGTCTGACTTCTATTCTTATATGTCTCTTCAAAAAGCGTTTTCATTCTATTTGCTAAGTCCGGAATACCTTCCCCGTTCTGTATACCTTCAAGAAGTTGGTCGTAAATGTCCTTTCTTGTAGTCTGTATAACTTCTGATGCGGACTTCTCTAAAGACTTCATCAGGTTTTCTTGTATCTTCGGCACTTGCAAATTAAAACTTGCTGAAAAACCAAGCGAACTCAAAACCTTATCGCCTGCTTGTTGCATAAACGAAAGAATAAACGGCTTCAAATGTTTAATGTAGTAATCCTTCCACTCATCAGGTAAGGTCAAGTCAACTATGTCCTCAAGTTTGATTTTCGTGATTATCCCGTTCTGAGATTTCTTTTTATTCAATTCGTTTAGAATGTATTTTTCTTGCTTGGAAAAGATGTCCATAATCTCTTTGGCAAGTCGTTTTTCCATCGGTTCAGTCATTGTGATATAGTCTTTTGAAATCAAATCAAAATCAAATTCCTTATTCTCTTTCACTTCAAGCCTCTGCTCTATTTTCTCAAGTTTCTCTAAAATCTTTGCAGTCTCAGGATTAGGTTGCGGGTTCGCAGTGCCTAATGGCGTCATGTTTAAATTCCCCCACCACTGATTGCCCCACGGGACGGGGTCAAGTCCGTCCTGTGTGCGTATCTCGTTTATGTATGTTGTACCGTTTTTGAGTTGTATATCTCGTATTTGTTCCAAAATCTGTTTATCCTCAAGCGAAAGGTTTTCTGTAAACTTAAATCTAAACTCTGCCTTGTTATCTAACAGTTTCGTTGTGATTTGCTCTGCTAAATCGTTTGCTAAAGGTTTAGTCACATACTTCTCAAAAATATATTCTTGCGTCTGTGCGACTGCTTTATTAACACCTTGCATATCATTAAAGAACACCGAAGGGATACCGAAAGCAATCATTATTCGCTGTTTAGTCAAGTCGTCTACTTCTTTCATACCGAACTGAAGCGGTGAATTCCTAATATCTACGACTTTCCAATCTGAACCACTCAAAAGCATAACCTTGCCTGCATTTGACGGGGCTGCATATTTCTCTCGTATCTGCTCTTTAATGGTGTCAATCTGTTGAGGCGTAAGTTTGTCCTGCGTTGTGAAAATCATATTCAAAAATGCGCCGTTATTGAAAATATTCGATAAGACTTCCATTTGACGATATTGAAGTTTCGAATCTTCAAAAACCGTCGACAGTGGACTTATGTCTTTTATAATTCTCACAAACGGCGACTGTCCTGTAATAAGTGCGACTTCCGAAATATCGTAAGTATCAGTCCAAAAGACACGCATATAAAGGACTTTAATTTCGCTTGGAGTTACTAAAAGCGTTATTCTATCACCGTCAAGTAATTCAGGCTGTGGAAATGATTTTCGTATAAACGCAATACCTGTTATGTCTCGCCAATATTGAATCTTTTGTAAGAACTGCCTCGGTGTCAAGTTCACGGGATTAGCAAACCAACTCATAAGTTTTTGATTAGGCCTGTCATCATTTACGATTTCCCACTCCAAGTCCGAAATTGCCTGGGCTCGCAAAGTCAACGCTCTATTCACATACGGATTTTTTATAGCGGCGTCTTCAAGCGAACTTATATCAGAACTTACACCGCCAGTCAGAAGCCCCGTCCCGACATACGAAAAATTTTTCTGCTTTCTAAAAAAATCAAAAAGTCCCATTAAAGTATCACCACCTCTGGTGTGCCTCGTTTTAAATGACTATATACTGCGTATCTAAATGCGTCCATCAAATGGTCATTAAACTTCACAGGCTCTTCAAGGACATTCCCGTCTTTGTCCTTCCTGTATGAATAGCCTTGAATCTCTTTTATAAAGTTTACACAGCGTGGGTGTATATGAATTTTGAAGTTCTTTACAAAGTTTATGCCCTGTATAACGTCCTTGTCTGTCTTGCCTACTGAAAAACCTGCTTCTTGAAGTTCTTTTATGCGGTCTGGCTCTGCAAGGTCTGGATAGTAAACACTCGCTTGCGGTTTGTCTTTCAATAGTTCAATGAGTTCGGGGTTCTTAAGGTGACTTTGATAAATCTCATCAAAAACATAAAGTTCGTTGTCTTTAATCCCGACATAAGCAACGGCACTCGGATTGTTAAATCCGAAATCTACGCCTGCAATTACCTCATCGAAATTAGTTTCAAATTCCTTTACATCCCAATTGGTATAAATGAGTTCTGACAGCGTTCCCCACTCTCCAAGAGCATAGACTTTATAAAGGTTCTCGTTCTGTGTTTCCAAACCCTCAAGGACTTCCACATACGATTGGTCTATGAATTTGTTATCCTGGTAAGTCGTTTTGCGAATTTCGGCTCTATTGTCTATCGTATCAAAAAAGCGCTTCTTCAACCAATGCAAAGCACTCACAGGGTTGAAGGTCAAAATTACTTGATGATATTCGCTTGGGTCTCTCAATCGTAAGTCTACCTGTGTAAAGTCGTCTTCTGAAAGTTCGGTTGCTTCTTCTATCCAAATTGAAGTTATACCAGCGATTGACTTTAATTTTTCAGGGTCATCAAGTCCAGCAAATAAAATTTGATTTCCATTTTGACATACGATTTTCATCTCGACATCGTTGATTTTAAATAAGTTTGTTAAGTTCCATTCCGAAATTAAATCTTTCAACAAAAGAAAACTTGAATTTCGCAATGTCCTTGCAACCTTCCTAACTACGAGGATACGGCTCTTTTTCTCCTGCAAAGTCCTGATAAGAATTTTCTGTGCTGCAAAATACGACTTGCCAGCACCTGCACCGCCGTATAAAATTAAATAACGGCTCTTGTTATCCAAGAGGTCTATATATTTAGGATTAAACACTTCCTGCTCGATTTCAATCACCATTTTTCTTTATCCTCACAACGATGTTTGCATCACTGATTTCTTGAAGTTCGCCTTTATACTTCAGACCCATCTCGATTGCCTTCAAGGCTTCAGCGGCGTTGGTAAACCCGTGAGATTTTAGAAACTCATAAGCAAGTTTCTCAAGGTCAGTCACCATTAAAAAGTCGTCATGTTTTGCTTTCGCTATTGCGTCGATAAATTGCTCTTCTTTACTTTTATCACTCTCTTCTTTCGCTATTGCTTCAGTGACACCTTGTCTGACGCCTTCTTCCCAAAGTTGTTTCCAGCCGTATTTTTCAGCCCAATTCAAAATAGTTTTAGGGTCAATCTTATTGTGGAACTTTTGTAGAACCTCTGTAGAAATATCTCGTAGACTGTATTTATGATTGCCTTGTTCATCAGGTGTGAGAAATAACTCTTTTACAAAAGCGATAATCTCTTCTTTCAGTCTTTTATCCAACCATCACACCTCGCAAAATGAAAACAGCGGGAGAGAGAAGGAGGTAGGAACTCCCCCGCATCGACGTCGCTACTCCTTTTCGTGTTAAGAGGACTGCCCACCACCGAATGTCCTCTTGTCCCGCACCCAAAGAGGGTGCACTCCCCACAAAATTTCACAACTATATTATATCGCAATTTTCAGTTTTTCAAAATTCAAAAGTCTGGTCAATGTGTTTTTGTATTTTTCTTCTAACAGGTCTGCGTCTAAAAACCTCATTACTCTGTCGATGTCTTGGTCTTGTGGTGGGACTACAGTTTGCCAGGCTTTTATAAGAGAGTTCAAAAACATTGCTATTCTCAAACCAACGACGCTTATGTGTGTTTTTTCACCGTTTACGAATTTAATAGCGTCCTGTAGGTCATTTAAATACCTGTCAAATTTGAGTTTTTTGTTTTTCTCGTCTCTCACAACTGAAAACATACTGCCCTCGTTATGCCGCCTGCGAAACTCCCTTGAATGTTTATACTGCTCAAAATCTTGTCTGTCATACTTGTGTAGCCCTTCCCATTCCTTTTTGCCTTTTGTTCTTTCCAGATAGTAAAGATGCTGATAATACTGAGAAGCCTCACTAAAACATTGTTTAGAACAAAATTTACGGAACGTCTTGCTTTCAAATTCTTTACCACACCATTGACAAGTAAGTTTCATCGTTCACCTCACAGGTAGCCACGAAATCTCTTTTTAAAACTCTCAAACTTGAGATGAAGCCCGCTATCTGTTGATTCCCAAAAAGCGTCGATTATCCACGAAGCGATAATGATTACAAGATAAACGATTAGCCAAAAAAGAAGTTGTGTTAAGATAGTCATTCTTCACCTCGCAATTCATCTCGCAAACGTAATATTGTAAAAACCTTGTCAATAACTTTGAGAGATATGTGCAACTCTTTTAACTTGTTCTCGGTTTCTTCCATTGCTTTTTTAGTTATATCAGATTGAATATTGTTCTCGTCTTCCTGTTCTTTGCGTTCTCTAAGTCCTTCATAAAAGACTTGCAACCGATATCGTTCATGAAAAAGTTTACTTTCATACTCTTCTAAATCATCAATAGATTGTTTCCAAGTCCGGTTTGCAAATAAACACGCAATTCCCATAGAGAAAAAACCTACAACTGCTCCAAGTATGAACGCTATTAACAAGTCCATTTCGTTGCCTCCTTGATAGTCTACTTGTGAGTAGTATACTCTAAAGTATACTCGCTAACCTTAAAAGTTTTTCGCTCTTTAAACTCCTCTCTCTTCCCTTTGTTCCAGTGTTGGACTGGCCTGAGATAGCCAACAGGTCTTGACCAAATTTCGCATTTCGTTCTTAACTTCTCAGGGATTACAACCCCGCCTTCAATCAAATCTTTACTCTCTTTCATTTTGCCCTCTCCTTTCGTTTTAATTGCCAACTAATTGCCAAAATCACCGAGTATACCTCGCTCTTTTTTGTAATCAGCTATGACTTGCTGATTGCGTTTTCTAAGAATGTCTAATAGTATCCTGATGTCCTCAGGTTTATGTTTTACAACGATTGTGCAGTAGTAGCCATCGTAATGAACTGTCTTGTTTACAATCTCGAAACCTTTTTCTTTTAGAGTTTGCTCAAGTTCTGACGGTGCATAATTAAATTCGAAAGTATTCACATCAATGACACGAAATTCCATTTTGATGTATTTATTCATTTCTTTGCCTCCTTCATTTCTTTTTTAAACTCCTCAAAACTCATACCAGTTAACTTTACAAATTCCTTCCTCAACAGTTCGTTCCAAGCCTGTGCGTAAGTCAAATTTCTTTTTACCGGTTGTTTAGACAGTTCAAGTAAGTTTTCATAAGTCTCTTCACCGACTGCGTTCTTGTAAAACTCAATTTTTTGCTCTTCAGTAAGTCGTCCCCCATGAATTTTAAATCTGTGACAGTAATAACATAGACTTAACCCATTTCGGGTGTCCCAACGAGTATTCCAATTGTCCCTTCCAATGATGTGTGCCGCCTCTACGAATTTAGTTGACTTCCCACACATTCGACAGGTAAAGTTGTCTCGAAACCTTACGATTAAACTCCAAATCTCGTCATTTTGCTTAACGACTTTCTGTTTTGCCTTGCCCCTGTTGAGAATTTTGTAATTCTCAATCAGCACATCCAAATCTTTTTTCTTTTTAGTTATCTCTTTCATTTGTTACCTCCTTTTTTCTTTGTTTTATTCTCATCTTTAAAACTATCTTCGAAAAGTATTGGGCATCTACAATTAAGATGTGGTGTCTCAGCAGATAAAAAATCGGATATCTTACGATTATTGCTAATAGTTAATGGCATAGTCCCCTCAAAAAATTCTTGCAAATTAACCTTTTTCATTTTGTCCCTCCTTTCATTTATTATAATTAAAAAAAGCTTTTGCGAACCCTGGAGGAGTAATGCTTCTTAACTCGCTCCTGTTCGGTGACGGCGGCAATTTCCACATCTTACTGCCAAGGACAGGTTCTACGGGTGTTTTGGGTGGTATATTAAACTTTCCCCACAATGCTGTTTTCTTCGTGTAAGGGTCTCCATACTCATAAGGTTGAAAATACATTACAGGTTTTCCTAAAAATTTTGTAAGTCTTCCCACGGGATTTTCTAAAGCCCAGAAAACAGGTTCTGAGATCAAAATAATTCTCAAGCAGGCGTCTACAATCGAAAGTGCTTCCAGAAGTTTTTCTTCTCCTTTCTCTTTCCACCATCTTGCACCGCTGGCTGCTAAATGTGTGCAGGGTGGTGCCGCTAATATCCCATAAACATTCTTCGGTGGAACATAAAGCCTTACATCGTATTCGGGAAGTGTAACAATACGAACATCGTATCCTGCGTCTTTATAAGGTTTACTCCAGGCACCAGTGCCCCCACACAAATCAAGTATAATCTTATCCTCTGGTTTATCTGGTATCGCCTTCATTTTCAAATCGTCCCTCCCACAAGGATAATTTTACGACTTTTTGTCCTTATTACAAGGATATTTTACCCCTCGCCTCCAAGTTGTTTTTGCAAATGATAAATCTCTACAAGCCGTTTAAAAATCTCAAATTCGGTGTCGGTGTTTTTCTTAACAAGTTCCTCAAATTTTTCGTTCTCGTCTCTGTTAATCCTCACTATCATAACCCGTTCAGGGTTCTCAAAACCGTTTTCAATCAAGAGATTTCGATAAGCACTCAATTGATAAACATACGAGTCGTAAATTCCGCTCCCTGTTTTCCAGTCCGCAAGAGTAAGAATACCGTCTATCTTTCCGTAAAAATCAAGTGTCCCGCCGTATCTATATTTTTCAGACACAAGCGAAGCCTCGATTAAAATCGGTTCGATTGTTTTATGCTTTTGCCACTCCAAAAAACTTAAAAAACTATTTTCAGCAAAGTCAATAATGTCTTTTGAATACTCGCTTGTATCGGTCTTTTGGAGTTTTAAGAAGTCAAGTATCATCTGGTGTGCTAAACTACCTGCGTCGGCGGTGGAGTTCTTAATCTTATGTATGTCTTGCCCGTTGATACCTTGCTTCCAAGCCCACTCAATCAATTGCGGCTTGTTTAAAAGCCCGATAACGGTTGTCACGCTTGGAACGATTTCACCACTTGATAAGGTATAAACTTGATGGATTTTGTTATTCATCTTGCACCTCTCGTAAAATTTGAATAAGTTTCTGAATTGCGTTCTTCTGGTCTAACTTCGGGAGTCTGACTACGATTTTGTAGTCTCCACTCAGAAGTTGAAAACTCTGATAAACCTCAAAACCTTCGTCTTTCAGTTCCTTTTCTAACTCTTTCGGTGCGTGGATAAAACCAAAAAAGTTGTTTTCAATAAAATAGCCTGTTCTCATTTGAGACCTCCTATGACAACTATCAAAATATATATCAGGGAAAAACACGACACAAAAACATACAACGCCCATATGACATTAGAAAAAATATTGTCTATATGCTCCCGTCTGTCGCTCCAGCCAGGCAAAAAGACATTAAAAAATTGAACCACCGCAAGTAAAAATAAGACTATGATACCAGCAATGATAGTAAAAAGCATAATTCTCATTTCTCGCCTCCTAAAAGTTCAGGATTTTCATAAATGTTTCCTATAACTTCTAATAAATCCGAAGCATATGCTAAATCTATTGCAAATGTTTTATCCAAAGACACGCCCTTGAAGGCCGCTAAATTGCTTATCCACTTTACAACATACACGTCTCCGAAAACGTTCCGCACAATATCACCTTCGTAAATCTCTCTGCCATACCTGTCGTTGAGGCCAATATACTGCATAACCTCAAAACCTTTTTTTGGAATATCTAACCGTGAGCCTATTAAATACCACGTTTCTAAAGTAGGCTTCCTGTCTCTGGTGAAAAAGTATAGTCCATAAACGTCTGCCATCTGCTTTTCTTCCGTAAGCCACACTCTAAATTTTAGTTCTCTCATTTCTTATCTCCTTTCGTTAAAAGTCTTCTTGAAACTTCCCTGATGGTGTTAAAACCATCTTTTTCCAGCCGTTGCTTAAAACACCTAATGTCTGATTTTTTGCAACGGCATAATAGAATTTGTTTATCTCGTCTTTATCTCTACGAATTAAAACAACCGAAGTAGCGGTCTGTTCTAATGCTCCTGAGTCTCGAAGTCTTGATAAGTCGATTTCAGTTTCGTCTTCTTCTTTTGCACGATTGAACTGACTCAAAATAACAATACAACGCTTTTTTGAAAGCCTTCTGAGTTCTCTTGCAATATATTCCATCTCTTCATTACGGCTTGAACGGGTTTTTGTTTTAATAAGTTGGATATAGTCTATGAAAACCACATCAAAGTTATGACTCTCAATCCAGTTTTCAATATCACTCAAATCCGAGTATTCCTCTACAAAATAAAAGTTTTTAAACACATCTTGATTTATGATAGCCATTCCAGCGTCCCACCACTTTTTGTCTTTTAAGTTAATATTTGCAAGTGGTGTCCCCTGAGAAATTTGCGAAAGTTCGTCTCCAAATTCCCAGTTGATTAGTCTAATAAGAAGTTGCTCTCTCCCAAGTTCCATACTTAAATAACCAACTTTCGCACCTTGAAAGAGAAATGATAAGGCAAGGTTTAATGCGATTTGAGTTTTACCTGTAGAAGTTCTCCCAGCAATGTAAATATTTTCACCTCTCATAAACGGTATGAAATAAGTTAATTTCGAAAGATTGTCTGAAGTCCAGCGTTTAGATTCTGCAAGTCGTTTATAATCATCTTCGGTCAAAGTCTCACCGAAAGGTTTTTCGGACTCGTCTATGTAAAGACTTGAAAGTTCAGAGCCGATTTGCCTTATAGCGTCTAAGTCGCCAGCGAGTGCCAAGTCCTGTATTTTTTCACCAAGTTCGAAAGCGTGCCGTAGGACTGATTTTTCTTTAACAACCCTCACATAGTAAGGAAGGTTTATCGAAGTAGGTATTGACATAGAAAGTTGCATAAGATAAGATTCGCCACCGACTTCGGGAAGTTTGTCTCCTAATTCGTCTATGACTGAAACGATATCGGGTTCAATGTTTTTAGACCATAAACCTTGAATTGCTTTAAAAATTGTCTGATGTTCCGTCCAGTAAAAGTCTTGAGGACTTAATTCCTCGCCACCTTTGCCATTAGCAAGAATACAACCTAAAATAAACTGTTCCGCTTCGACTGAATACGGGAGCGGTTTGAGTTCAGAAGTAGCCATAACCTGCCTCCTTTTTCTCTTGTTTCTCTTTCTGTTCGTTTAATGCACCCCGCCAAGATTCAATAGAATTTGACACAGCGTGTAAGTTACGCATCATTTGTCTCGGGTCTTTTTTGTCCTTAATATATTGTTCCTTACCATACCTCACCGCTTCCATTATCTCATCTATCGTATATACTTTTAATAGGTCTCTCGCCGCTTTACTATTTATATCAATCGTATGCGGTGGTCTAAATTCGAGTCCCATCTCTTCACAAAACATTGCAACCAATTTGAAAATCGCCTTGTTCGAAACCTTCTGCTCGCCACTCGCCGACTCAATAGAAGTTTCTTTTTCTTTTTCATTTTCATTTAGAGAAGGATTCAAAACCTCTCCCTTAATTGTATCTAAAGATACAATTGGATTATTACTTATTGTACTTATTGTATTTATTGTATTATGGGTTGATTCTTTTTTGTGTGCTTTGTTGTGTTCTTCGTTGTGTGCTTTTAAATTTTCATGTGTTTGAATTTCTGCATTGTTATTTATCTCGTTGGCTGTCTCTGTTGTGTGCTCTGTTGTGTTCTTTGTTGTGTTCTTTGATATGTGCTTTTGTGATGTCTCTGATTGAGTATGCTGATATTTATCCCAATTAAGAATGGTAATCTCTACTCCTCTTGGCAATTTTTTTCTTGTAATCATTTGTTCCTGTTCCATAAAGTTAAAACATTTTCTTAATTGATTTTGTGTTATATGGCATTCGTTTTCAATAACACCCCAAGAGAAAAAGCCAATTCCGTTCTGATGGTCTACGTTTAATAACAGATAAATCCAAACCTTGAAATATTCTGATGGCTTATCAAATATCGGACTTTGAAGTATTTTTCTATGTAAAGAAATCCAGCCATTATTTTTTTCCATAGTAGTTCCTCTTTAGCCAACTGTGTATCATTTTCTATACCTTTTTAAAATCTCTACCGTTGCTTCCATCATTTCTTGCGTTTCTTTGTAGATGTTTGGCAACGATAAAAAATATTTTGTTACTTCTCTGGCACACTTTTTAGGGTCTCTGAGAACTTCTCTGGCTGCAAACCTCATTATTTTCCAGCCATCATTGAATAAGTCCCGTTCCCGTTTTTTCTCTTGTTCGAATTGCTCTGGTGTTGTGCCGTGCCATAAATAACTATCTACTTCAACAATCAGTGCGTGGTCTTTATGATGTTCTGGCAATCCTTCTTCATAATTTTGCCATGCGTAATCTGGTGTGTAGTAGATTAAAAAGTCAACTTTATACGTTTTACCTGAACTGGTTTTGATAGGGTATTGAGGTAATACATCAAATTGAAATAAGTCCATCGAACTTGAACGGTTATAACTTTCTGTCTCGCTTGTTAATTCAATATACAGGATTTGCTCGACTGGACTTTCGATGTGAAACAACTCGAACCACATTTCGTAGTCTTCTACGATTTCTTGACTCTTTCTGTCAAGATACTGCTTTACGATTTTATCCATCTTCGCCTCCCAATCTTTAGAACAGGGGGAGGGAAAAGAGGAGGCGTCCCCAGAACCCTTCTCCCTGTTCTTACTTATATTATACTCAAGTTTCGTCCAAATCCAATACCTTTTACCTATCATTTTCAAAATTCTTAAGAAATTCTTCCAGGTCGTCTTTTTTTACAAACCACTGCCAGCCGATTTTGACGGCCTTGAGTTTTCCTCGATAAATGTAGTATTTGATTTTTGACTCACGTATTCCTGTAAGTTTTACGATGTCCGTAATCGATAAGTAGTTTGTTAAATCAATTGTTTCATTTCCCCACTTCATTTTCTTCACCTTCCTGGTCTTCTTCTCTTACCACCAACGCACCACCTAAAAGTTTTCCGAAGTTCAGTGCGTAAAATTTTGCCACTTCTTCCATATCTGACGCTGGAATTGTGAGGACGAGTTTTGCCTCGCCCTCTCTGTCGATTTTAAGATTCTCTAATGCACAATTAAAAACCACGTTTTTCATTTTTTACCTCCTGTTATGTTTTTGTTTTTTTTCTTTAGTGGCAAAACCTTTATAGCCAGATTTCTTGTCTTTAAACTTGCTCAAATTTGCTTTTCTAACAGGCTCGAACTTCTCCCAAAACTCAGTGATTTTTTCAAAAGCCTCAAGTTTTTGCTCTAAAATGCCTTGCTTAGCCCATCTATAAATTGTGTTATAATGTAGTCCTAACACTCTTGCCAACTCTGTTTTGGGGAGTTTTTGCAAGTCCTCTTTTGTTATACTCATTTTTCACCTCCAATTAAATTCTTGAATGTCTCATAAATGAACTGTATCTCTTCAAGCGTCTGTTGTAGGGTTTTGGTCTCTTTGCTTTTTTCCATAATCGCAATCTCTAAGTCTTTAGCATAACTCAACAGCATAGCATTTGTGTTTACCACCTTTGAACCTCCGAAGGACTTTTCTTTTGGGAATTGGATATAAAACCACTTGCTTACATTCCCCTGTGAGTCTGTTGTGTCTTTTTCTCTTACATCAACCTCAATCTCGTCACCGACTTTTTTCTCACCGATTTTAGTGTCAAAGCAATAATAAGTTGTGTTGCCTGACTTCACAACCCAATAAGGTCTCCCATCTTGTTTCGCCTTTTTCTCAAGGCTGTCGATTTTAATTGTAGCCATACTTGCCTCCTGCGTTTAAAGTCCGCCGACTAATTTGGTTTAATAACTTCTGTTATAAAAGCGTACACTATAAAAACGATTACAACCATTTCTAAAACTCGTAAAATAAAGTCTATAACTATCATTTCTGCCTCCATTCTTCTGTAATATAGTATTTGATTTCTTCGTCTCTTGTTTTATAGATATTACGAGGTGATGCAATGTATATCTTATCGCCTTCTTTCCTGAAAGAAATTGCTATTCTATACAGTTTCTGTTTCAAAAAAGGTGCGTTGTCTGTGTCCTCTGGAATTAAATCAGGAACTGTATCTATTAACTCAAAATCAAGCCAGTGAGCTCTTTTCAGTTCCACCAATAGTCCATAACTGTATTCATTTGCTACAACTTCAATTACACTTCTTTTTAGCGGTATTTTATCAATTTCGTTTAAAATCTTTACAAGTATTTCCTGTGCGTCTTTTAAAGGTTCCATTTCTTCCCCCAGTCTCCTACAAGATAGTAGTCTATTTCCTTGTTGTCTCTCGTATCAATACAGATTACATCGTTGTATTTTCTATATAAGATTGCTACCTTGTATAACTTTGGTTTTGCAAAAGGTTCGTTTTCTTCTGGAAGCGGTTCAGAAGGGATAGTGCCTTCTAAAACAAAATCAATCAGTTCTTTTGTTCTGAGTTCAATCAATAAACCATAATTTTGCTCATCTACTACCATTACTAATGGATTTCTTCCAAGCGGTGCTTTTTGAAGTTCCTTTAAAATGTTTAGAAGCATACCTTTAGCACCTTCTGAAAGTCCTATAAGTCCCATTTCTTCCAAGCCTCCTTCAAGACTGCATAAATTTCATCTAAAATCCTGTCGTAAGTGCCGTCGTCTTTTTTGATTCCAGCCAGCCAAAGAATATAATCTGAAATCGTGCCATCGGCCTGATAAAGTCCTCTCGTGCTGGCTAATTTCACATTGTCCCAGGTATCATCAATGACTTTGATATGTGTATCATAGACAACTACTGTAAAACTTCCAATTTCGTCATAAGTCTTGAACCGCATTAACTCCTCAGAGAAGTGTTTTTCTATTACCTCAAACATCTCTGGCAGTCCAAACATTCTATACAAAACAACGAAATTGCTTGCACCACCTTTGATTTCTTGATTCACTAAATACAGGTCTGGATAATCAAATAAAACCGTGATGTCAATTTGGTCTAAAATTTGTTCTGTGATTGTATACTCGCTCCTGTCTTCCATTTTATGCCTCCTTTTAAATTTGATAATTTTTATTGACTATGATATAGTCTGCTATACTCTCGATATCGGCATCATCAAGTGCCGCCTCAATAAGTTCTCTTCGAATGTCGTCTTCAAGTTTTCCAATCTCTTCGTATAGATAGTCTGATAACAGGTCTATAAAGTCATTCCGTGCGTAGTCTCGAATGTCTTCATCTTCGTTTTCTCTCGCATCCTTTACCGCCTGCTTCCATAGAAGTTCAACTGCGTCCTCGTCTAAAAACTCAACTACCTTCAACTCAAAGTTTGTCATCTTTTGCCTCCTTATCTTTTATTTTTTTACTTCTAACATATTATAATATGCATATTGAAACTTGTCAAGAGGGTATGCAAAGAATTTTTGAAAAAAATGAATTGTTAAGATGTAAATGATATAATAATAACCTTATCGCAATAGACTTTTTTAAATTTTTCTTAATAATTCTCAGATTGTATTTTTTCTTTTCTTTTCGCAAGCAAATCCATAAGAAACCACCTAACCGCCATGCTGTCTATTTTATCCATTCCTTGCCCTGTTTTGTGGTTGTGATATAACGACCTATGAAGTTGTTTCGGGATATAGATAACTGTGACGCCATCAGACATATGATGACCTTCGCTTCCCTCAAATGGTTTATTTACGGGTTCATAACCAAGTTCACGATAACGCTTACTCATGGACTTTTTAAGCGATTCAAGGTATCTCTTGCGATTTTTCTTTCGCCACTTTTTTGCTTGCTTAATTATTTTCTTACGATTTTTATAATATCTCTTTCGTGCTGTTTCTTTTGCTTGTTCAGGATGCTCTTTATACCATCTTTTTACTGCTTTGATATTACCCTCTTTGTAGGCTGTCTCTTTGCACTCAAGACAGTATTTTTGATTGCTATTTGTTGGTATAAATTCCTTACCACAAATCACGCAAACTCTTGGTTTATATTGTTTCATTATAGCACCTATCCTTTCAGGGCAGGGCGATAGGTGTTCCCTGCCCTGTTTATATTATATTCAAGTTATCATCAAACACAAAATTCAAAAGGATATGTGGACGTCTTTCCGTTCTCCTGATAATCTTATTCTTGGGCTTCCTGTATTCGAGGGCGTTAACATCTGAGCCTCTGCATAAGAATTGTCATATTCTAAATAAGAGCCGCAATCTACATAAACCCGCCTTTTGTATTGTATCGTTGCCTTCCCGTTCCCTGACTTGCTTAAATAAGCAACCGATTCTTCACCTAATATTTTAGCATGTGAGTGTCCTATGAGCATGATATCCGCACCTTCAAAAATGTTTATAAGTTTTGTTGCTCTGTTTAGTTTACCACCTAAAGTTGAACCGCCATTTGTGCTATGATGGGCAAACATGAGGTATTCAACCTTAGGGGATACTAATCCTGTTTTTCTTTCATATCTTCCAACTCTGAATCTCAAAACAGCCGAATATCCTGCGTAAGGTATATTCCAAGCCTCGCAAAAGGTTTGCAAAGGATTGAAACCAGCATATTTTTCCAACCTCGCTTCATGGTTGCCTGTGATAGCGCCTAAAATTTTGTCTTTTATCGGTGAAAACAAATCATATGCAAATTTTATTGCTTCATTCAAATTCATTTCTGCATAATGTGGATTTGAGGGAGATGTCAAGGTCGACACATCAAACAAGTCCCCAATTATGAACGTATACGCACTTGGTGTGTTCTTTATCCAGTCGATGTAGCCTTTGAGTTTGTTTATATCGACTCCTCTTGCCCCTAAATGGATATCACCAAGCGGGACTAAATAAACTTTGTCCGAGTAGTCCGTTTTTTCTATTAACTTCAATTGTCACCTCCATTGTCAATATTTTTACTTTACTTTTATTCTGATTATTCACTTTAAATTGTAAAGTTTTTTCCTTAACAAATTCTTAATGGTGTCTTCGAGTAAAAAAGAAATCTCTTCCTCGTGTTCAAACTCAAAACCTCTTTCCTCAAGGAGAAACTGAATAAAGTGTCCGAACTCGTGTGCTAAAAGTTCTGCTGTTGCTGTCTTGTTTACGATACGAATTTCGGTTAAAGGTTTGCCTCGCAAAGTTTTTAGTCTAAACCCGATGTCCGCTTCTACTCCGTCCTCATCTATCATTTTCTGTGCTTTTTCGCTTTGAATATCGACCCAGACTATTTTTATATACTCAATTTCTTCGGTTTTTTCATTTAAAGCCTCATTTTCGGGGTCTGTTTTTTTACTTTGATGTATTATACCTTTTTTCAATTTTCACCCCCATTTTTTGCGTTTAAATGCAAATAATTCCAAGCGATTGCGTTTATTTCGTCCATATTTTGATTGCGTAAAACAGAATGTGGAATTGATTGATGTATCTCTCTTGGTATATAAATTCCATAATTTAAATCAAGATGATGAAAAACAGAGCCTTCAAAAAACTCGTTTAAAGGGATAAAGCCGAATTGCCTACGTTTGCATTTATATTTTACCCTTAATGCTTTTACTTTCTGGGGATTATTTTGTTTCCATTGCTTAAATTTCTCTTTTACTTTGTCTAAATGTCTTAGTCTGCTTCTTCTTTTTTCTTCTTTAACTTTTTCGGGATTTTGTTTTATCCAGCGTTTTTTATTCT